TTCAGGTGATCCGAGAGGCCAGCCGTTCTGCTGGCAGTAAGTGTGGAAGCCGAGAGTGCCTAAGCCGATAGAACGCTCGCCCAGGACAGAGGCAACTGCGCGCCACATGCCTTTAGGAGCCAGCTTACAGAAGACCTCCAAAGCATTGTCCAGCATAGTGATGAGGTCGGCCACGAATTGTTCACGATGTTCCCACCACTGGTCGCGGGTCGCCACGTTAGTGGAAGACAGGCAGCAAACAGCTGTGCGGTCTGGAGTGGTTGCGAGGGTAATCTCGGTGCACAGGTTGGAGAGGCGAACACGGAAGCCCTTGGCATGCAAAGCTGGGTTCAGCCCGCGGTTGGCCGCATCGATGAAGAACAGGTAGGGCTCGCCAAGGCGGGCACGTTGCTGCAGCATTTGAATCCACAAAGCTCGTGCCTTGAGGGTGTTGACTGTTTTGCCAGAATGCGGGTCAACCAGAGCCCAGTCATCGTCAGCCTCGACTGCTTCCATGAAGGCGTCTGTGACGTTCACACCGTGGTGCAGGTTCTCATTCTTGCGATGTACATCTCCGCCAGTAGGAGAGCGCATATTGATGAACTCAACAATCTCAGGGTGGGAGACGTCCAGGTAGGTGGCATGAGCGCCGCGACGAGTTGAGCCCTGGTGATAGGCGATAGCTTGGGAGTCTTGGACGTGCATGAAGGCCATCACGCCGGGAGTATCTACGCCCTTGCTGGTGATCTGACCGATCGACCGCACGTCGCCCCAGTAGGTGCCAATGCCTCCACCGTTAGTAGATAGCAGGGCGTTTTCGCCAAAGTTTGCCACAAGGCCTTCTACTGAGTCTTCCACGTGATTCAGGAAGCAGCTGATTGGCAGACCGCGATTGGTACCGCCATTGGACAGCAACGGAGTGGCGAACATGAACCACTGCTTAGAGGCGTAATCGTAAAGGCGCTGGCCGAGAGCCGCATCACCTCCGTCAAAGGCCCGGGCAGCTCGGGCAAAGGCTTGTTGGGGAGATTCTCCATTGACGCAGTATTGCTTGAGGAGAGTCGTGAGGCCGAACTCAGAGAGTAAGGCATCGCGGGAAGGATCAATCGTGATCCCTGAATTAGGGTCTAGCATAGAGGGCACTCCGTTCTTGATTTCGGGACGAAGGGCAATCTTGCCACGCACGCGCTTTATCGCAAGCCGGCATCACCGCAGCCCCGCCAAGCTACAGAGACAACAAAGCCCACCTAAGTGGGCTTTGCTTTACGCTAGAACAGAGAGGTGAGAATCAAGTGCTTGTCCTCTCCTTCATGCAGCCTCTTGTATATCTCAGAGGTCAAACTCGACGTCCTGAATCCGCTGGGCGTCAAACCCGTCACCTTCAGGACGTACTCTCGAAACTGCTCAGCACTATTGCTGAGCTCTAGGCACGTTTCAAGCTTAGTGCGCATCACTACATTCATAGCTGTCTCCTTTGTTGTGGTGCGAGGTAATTATACCCCAGCAATCACAACAAGGGAACACTTATATTGGATAAGACAAAGCCCACCGAAGTGGGCCTTGAATGGCGAGGTGCTCGCCTCAGGGATGCTCACAACAGACGCCCATCACGCCTGCCGGTCTGCATTGGTTGCGATGGCTGGATTTGAACCAGCGACCTTCTGGGTATGAGCCAGACGAGCTGCCAGACTGCTCTACATCGCTTCAAATGGGGTTCTCCCCTCGGGTGGACCTCCAGGGAGAACATAGCAAGATCAGACTCTGCTGCTAAGGAGCCCTTCTATCCTACAGCCCTAGGGCTGCTCGGGTCAGTGAACAACTACTTGCCTAGCATCGTCTTGCCGGTCGATGTGTCGGAGAGTTTGAGTATAATGCAGGGCGGTCTCGGCCACGAACACCATTACTTAGAAGCTGCCCTGTCTCACCTCTTTACGCTTGAAGCGGATGCGGTATCTAGCCTCATCTGCTGCGTGGTCCTCTACGTCTGAATCTACATCATCAGGGTCTTTCTCATCACGCGGTATGGGCACAACAGTCCTGATGAAGGCCGGACACTTCTCGCCCACAATGAACAACCCGGGCTTCTCACGCGGCCCAGGGATACGGACACCTTCCTCGTCCTGGTTGAGCGAGCCTTTGAGGCGCTTGCGCACCTGCTCCCAGCCCTGCTTCCTGGACCCGGGGCCTTTGTCGGCCTTTTCCCACTTCACACCCTTGGCCTGCATATCCTTGGCAATACAGTTGCCATTCTCCTCGTCGTATATGGAGGAGTCAGCCGGACCTGGTTTCACGCGTCCTGCTAAGCCCATGGCCATCTCCCTGAACTTGATCCCCTCGGCTATATCAGAGGCAAGCATTCTCAGCCCTTCGTTCTCGGTGCCCTTCTTGCAGCCATACCATTCAGCAATGCGGAACAGGTCTCCACGCACTGTTGGTATGACGCGACCGCTCGGCAGGGTCAAGTCTGTGCCGTCTGACTCAGCCCACCAGCCTACCGAGAAGGGCTTACTGGAGCCCCAGTCGAAGGACCGGTCGATCATCCATGACCTGGGCACCTTGAAGTCTGGCACCACGTGGATGGTCGTCTGCCAGAGGTCATCGAACATGCCTCCAGAGGTGATGTCCCAGGAGCCATCGAGCCAGGCAGAGACCTGGGCTGGATTAGACGCCGCGGCCTTGATACGAGACACATAGTCGGGGTCGGCGTCCAGGAGGATGCGGTTCTCATAGATGTTGCCATGGATTGCCACACGATCAGGCTCACCAGGCGTCTTGATGATCTTGCCCCGCATGCCAGGCAGCTGCCACCGGTTCTTCACCCAGTTGTGGCCCTTGCCGTAGGGGTTAGTCGTGGCTCTGACCTTGCGAGGCATGCCAGGCATGGTAGAACGGCAGCAGGAGAACATCTTGAGGTACATCTCAGGGATGGCCCAGTTGGTGAGCTCTTCCCAGCCGATCCATGGATACGCGTGGCCGTGGTAGTTGTCATAGTCTGCAGGCTTCGACATATAGCGGAGCAGCAGCTGCTCGCCATCTGGGAAGGTCCACACGTAGTCCGATTCGTTAAACTTGGCTCCAGGGAACCACTGCTTGAACCAGGCCTTGGACTTGGCCACGACGTCAGACAATTGCTTGTAGGTAGAGCGGAACAGAATGCCTCGCCAGGCAGCGCCGTAGCCTTGGCTTACGTGCTGGCAGAAGTCCGCCAGCAACGCGTCAGTTTTGCCTGGGCCGCGAGTACCCTCGTACAGGGTCTCGAATACCGGGCTTGACAGGAAGAGCACCTGGCTACCTGCCTGGGCCGCCCATACAGTACGTCGTATGGTCTCCGCTAAGGTAGGCTGCGGCTTCTTTTTCTTCCAGTGTGGTGGTTGGTAGGCCATCAGAGAATCCTGTCAATACGGAGTAGCACGCGAGCCACAGGACTGACGTACAGGTCTCGCCAATGATCCAGGGAGCGGCTAAACTCGCTGTGAATGTGATCCAGGTCGCCTGGTAGCAAGGCTCTAGTCATATAGTACTCCAGCTGCCTGGTACGCCAGCCCAGAGTCACTTCTAAGAAGTCACCAGTGACTTTGTCCCTGACAAGGTAATGCAGGGCAGGCTCACCGCCATCCAGGTAAATAGTCTCAACCACCTCCAGCAGTCTGCTCGGGTTGTCTCGCACATATTGAACAGAGTTCTCGTGGCAGCGAAAGTTGAAAAGCCCCTGAATCTCCAGAGGCTTGATTTGAGTATGAGTTGAGCGTAGGGCCCTCACAAGGTTGGCCTGAGCTGTCTTCCTGGTGAAGGCCCTCATTTATTTCCGCTCCATACGTTCAGCACACTCAATAGCCAAGCCGTAGCCTGCAGCCAATCGGCGGGGGTCTACCTCATTCCCGCAGCCGCATGCACAATCGCCATCAGCGCGTGGGGCCCAACGACGTTTAGCTTCTTCAGCAATTCGACGCTGTTTATCCAGAGCATAGTCAATTTGGGCGTCAGTCTCAGCGGCCGCCTGGTCAATTGGGTCAGCGTAGTGAGTAGTCTGCGGGCGTTCGATCTGATCTTGCTGCATAAAGTTATCCTATCTAGTTAAGTGGGGTTTTTGTATGCCAAGTCGCTCCAAAGAAGCTAAGTCTTCAACTTGAGCATCTCTCCAGCCTTCACCAGCTAGGTAGGAAGGCATGCCGTCCGAATCACCTGGACCGTCTTTCCAAGATACGTGGACTTGTAAAACGAGAGCTATTCGCCTACCGAATAGCCCTAGCCTTTGGACACGTAGACGCGTACGGCCTGTTATTTGGTCATTCATAATGAGCTCCTGATTGATTAAGCTCATATTTTGGCATATACTAGGAGGTCTGCTCACCCTCATTGCCGGCAAACTTGGCTTGCTGTTCTCTGGCTGCCTTGG